TTCATTCGGTTTAATGTTGCTCCTCCGTATACCGGTGTCAATTATGAGCGTAAGAGGTGCGTTAGCATCGCCTGTTATTTTTGTCTGATTACCATACTGCTGTGGGTCTGCTTTCTCAGCAAGCCATTTGAGTTGGTCGAATCTCAGCTTTTCGGCAGCTACGTCCTCTTTTTCTATTGTATCTTCTGAAGCATCTGCAATCTTATCCCTATATATCTCTGCACGTTCTTTCTTTGCAAGGTCGATTGCTTCCTTGAAATCAGGGAATAAACGAATCCATGAGTAAATGACTCCCGTAGGAGGGCATCCCTCGCGTCTACCTATTGCAGTAATAGGATGACCCTCGCGCACCATTTGCACTATCTCTCTGCCTATACTTGGAGTATATGACCAATTCTCTAATTCTTTTGGGTGGTAGACGTTTTCGCCTGTAGTGAGATCAATGATTTCTAGTTTCCCCGAAACTTTGTTCGGAACTAGTACGGTGTTATCCATTGATTCAGGATGGCAAATGTTTGCAATAAGGTCAAGAACTTTATTTGAGTCTCATAAACCGCATATACGCGGTTCATGATAGCATTGCTTTTAGGGAATGTCATGACGCTATGAGTCAAGTCAAAATGAAAATTTGAGTCGGGAGTCTAAGCCACCCCTCGATTAAATCGACCGACGCGCGACTTTGGGGTGTACCCCCTCTTCGACTCCTAAACACGCGACTCTTGAGATTCGAGGACATTCATGCCCATAGACTCGTGACTACTAGTATCCATGGACTCAAGGGATCAACGCTGTGCGTGGTGCGCTATGACACCATGACGCGGGCCGCAATGACACCAGTGTCAAAATGCACTGGGGTCAAAGTGACACCAGTTGCTGTGATTTCAATGAGTTGCGAGTTGGCATGCATCTTGTATACAAAGAAACCAACACCGCCCCACAATATCGTGGGCACAACAGGGAGTAGCAATGGACGATACAACATGGCAATGGATGATAGAAGTAGAAGAGGCTGAGTTAGCCAATGAGATAGCATTGGCAGAGATTATGACAAGCCAAGAGTATGAGGTGGCATCATGAATTGTATCTGGAATTGGCATGGCAAGACTATTATCAGTATTGGTGAATATAGGCATGGAAGCGTCCATGACCTATTTACAGAGGCTGGAATAGGGCTAGGACAGCTTGAGTTTGATGTCATGAGGAAACTTATGACCTTTCAAGGATACAAGCGTGGGTAGGCTTATAGCGTGTTTACACTTGGCAATAGCTATTGGGTTACTAATAACAATGAACTAGGAGAAGACAAATGGACATCAACAACATGACTAAAGAACAACTGGTGGCTGAGATTGCAAGGTTGAAGGAAGCCAAGGCAAAGTTACCAAAGACTATCAGTTTCAAGAAGACTGAGAAGGGTGGACTCAGTGTTTATGGGTTGCAGCGATTTCCTGTAACTTTGTATCGTGATCAATGGGAATTATTGGCAAAAGAGATGCCAGCGATTTTAGAAGAAATCAAGGACTTACCTACCAAGGAATCTTTGAAAGCTTAAGTTTTCTTCGTCCCTGCCATTTTGCAATGGTGGGGATTATAGAAAGCTTGAGCCAGACAGACAAACGCCTCGCAAGTCTTTGGAATTGTTGACCCGACAGGCGACAGACAAGATTTTAAAAAGTTTCTATAAAGCATATATTATATTTTAGGGGGGGCATTTTAAACTTATTATTTTATATATATTTGTATGTCTAGTATGTATAGTGTGTCTACGTTTAACAGTTTCAAGGGTTTACAGCAGGCAGACAACCGACAGGCAGACAGACAAAGAGAGAAGGATTGACGCATGACAAATGTTATAAAAGCTACCAAATTGAGCAGAGGTATTTTATATTGGAGTCACTCAATACCTATAGCTATTTTTGCAAACGACTCGCATATTTTGTATGTTGATAATAGCTATGAAACTAGAATACAACACGAGGTGTTAGCAATAGTAAAGAAAAAGCATAATATTATGAGACTCGTCGAAACTGATAAGCTATTACAGCTTATACCACAGTTTGACTAGCGACT